AAATGATCTGGGTGAGACGGTTGCTAGCATTATTCAACAAGATCTAGAGTATGAAAACATACTATCTACAAGTGTAAGAGGTAGAGGTGGACAACAAGTTGGAGGAGGATTTGCTCATCGTATTCAACTTGGAGTAAAGACAACTAAGACTGTAAAAAGGGTTGGATGTTCACATCTAAAAGATGTAGTGGAAAATGATAAGATCATACTTAACGATTACGATCTTCTTCAAGAACTTAGTGTTTTCATAAATAAAAGGAACAGCTATGAGGCTGAGGAAGGTCACCACGATGACCTTGTTATGTGCGCCGTTTTGTTCTCATGGTTAGTAAGACAGGATTTCTTTATCGAACTTACTGACAATGATATTCGAAGTCGTCTCTATCTGGAAAATCAAAAAATGATTGAAGATGATGTGTTACCTTTTGGTATAGTTGATGACGGTCACGACATATTTGTTGATGATGTAAGTCCTCTAGGATATAGTTATACTCTCGAGGATACTGTAAACCAATAAATTATAAATATACAAAGAATCAACCACGAGGAGATAAAAATGGCCTTCCAGATTTCTCCAGGAGTCAATACCAGTGAAATTGATCTCACAGCTATTGTCCCTGCAGTTCAAACTACGGCCGCAGGATTTGCCGGCCAGTTTCGTTGGGGTCCTGTTGAACAGAGAGTGTTGCTTTCAAATGAAGCCGAGTTAGTAAGTACTTTTCAAAAGCCTAATAGTACGTACTTCTCGGACTTTTTTGTCGCTGCTAACTATTTGTCATATGGTGCCGCACTTCACTTAGTACGTATCAATGCTGGCTCCCTTGCAAATTCAATTACAGCCGGAAACTCATCCGTCACCTTAATTAAGAGTGAAGATGATTACGATAACAATTTTAACAATGGCATTAGTGGTGTAGGTAACTTTGTTGCTCGCTATCCTGGAGCTCTTGGAAACTCTTTGAAGTACTCGCTTTGCCCAAGTAACACTGCTTTTGAATCCACACTTTCTGGTACGTATAAAGCTGTAAATGGAAATAACGGTATTACATTCTCAGCTAACCAAGCTGCAGTTCTTAGCCCAGGTGACCTAATTCAAATAGGCCCTGATAAAGATATCTTTAAAATTAGCACAGTAGCTGCAGATGGTTTATCAGCGGTGCTCGCTTCGTCTTATACAGGCAACACTGTTTTGTCCGAAACGGCTTTGAACCGCCGATGGGAATACTACGACTTCTTTTCTAGAGCCCCAGGTACCTCTCCATTTGCAACCACCAGGGGTGCTACTAATGATGAACTTCATTTAGTAATTGTAGATGAAGATGGAGAGTGGACGAATGTAAAGGGCCAAGTAGTAGAAAGATTTGAATCATTGTCAAAGGCAAACGATGCAAAAACTGATGATGGTTCAACTAACTATTACAAAGAAGTTGTAAATCGAACTTCAAGTTTTGTTTGGTGGACAGCGCACGCCGCAGGTGTGACTAATGCGGGTTCTGCTGCTTCAAGTACTGCTTTCGGTGGTGGAAACACACCTGTCAGTGCTTCATTCATAAGTGGTGCTGATGGCAATGCTGGAACAGCTGGCCAATATCAGACAGCTTACGATATATTTAAGTCGCCAGAAGAAGTTGACATTTCGGTTCTTCTTGGTGGGAAATCCAACAGTGCTACAGCAATTCACCTAATTAACAACATTGCTGAAGTAAGAAAGGATTGTGTAGTTGTTTTATCGCCTGAAGAAGCTGACGTTGTAAACAACACGTCTTATGTTAACTCTGAAGTAGATGATATCATTACCTTTAGGAATACTCTTCCTTCGTCATCATATGCTGTACTGGATAGCGGATTTAAGTACCAGTACGACAAGTATAACGACGTATATAGGTATGTACCGTTAAACGGTGATGTCGGTGGAACTTTTGCAAGGACAGATGAAGTAAGAGATCCTTGGTATTCACCAGCTGGAATCACCAGAGGCCGAATTAAAAACTCTGTTAAACTTTCGTTTAATCCTAATAAGGCTGCTAGAGATCAGCTTTACAAGAACGGTATTAATCCAGTAACTACTTTCCCAGGTGAAGGAACGGTATTGTTTGGTGATAAAACCCTTCTAGCTACTCCTAGTGCATTTGATCGAATCAATGTAAGACGGTTGTTCATTGTATTAGAAAAAGCTATAGCTATCGCAGCAAGACAGAGTCTTTTTGAATTCAATGATGAATTTACCAGAGCACAGTTTATTAATTTGGTTGAGCCCTTTTTGAGGGACGTACAGGGACGGCGCGGTATATCAGACTTCCGGGTTGTATGTGACGACACTAACAACACATCTGAGATCATTGATCGAAATGAATTTGTTGGTGACATCTTTGTCAAGCCTGCACGTTCAATAAACTTTATTCAGCTCAACTTTGTTGCTGTAAGAACTGGTGTCGAGTTCGAAGAAATCGTAGGTCAGTTCGGATAATACAAGGTAGAGGAGAATAACAATGGCTTTTAACGTAAACACCTTTAGGGGTGAACTCAAGCAGGGAGGGGCTCGTCCTTCTCTGTTTGAGATACAATTATTCCAGCCTCAGGGTGGGACTTTGAACGGTGGAGATTTAATTAGTAAGTCACCGTTTATGGTTCGAGCTGGACAAATTCCATCATCATCATTAGGAACTTTAATAGTACCTTATTTTGGCCGCCAAGTAAAGATTGCTGGAAATCGTACGTTTGACGACTGGACAGTAACAATTATGAACGACGAAGATTTCAAGCTTCGTAATGCTATGGAGAACTGGAGTCACAGGATTAACAACCACTCTGAAAATCTGAACGAGTATGGCACCAATCCTGTAAGATATAAAGCTCAGGCTTTGGTTAAGCAATACAGTAAAGAAGGTGGCGTGATTCAAACTTATAAGTTTGATGGTCTGTACCCAGTCTCTGTTTCACCTATTGATCTTGCTTGGGAAGCAGAAGCAATTGAAGAATTTACTGTCACGTTTGCATACGACTGGTGGGAGCATCCTGAGTCTGGTGTAAACTAAAGGGCTATTTAGATGGCTAATCAACTTTTTACAAAGGCCAAGCAGGCTTTGCTGGGCGGTGAGCTAAATCTGTCATCTAATGTAGTAACAATAGCATTAGTGGACACTGGTGTGTACTCTTTTAGTGCTTCTCATGAATTTCGTTCTAGTATACCTAACACAGCTGTGGTATCTACTCAAAATCTAGTAAGCAAGACTATTACAGATGGAGTATTTGACGCAGCTGATGTTACTTTTCCTTTGGTATCTGGAGCAAACTGCGAGGCCTTGATTCTGTATCACAACACTGGTAATGCTGAAGGAGACGGCAGCAGACAATCTGACTCCAGATTAATAGCCTACATAGACACCGCAACAGGACTTCCTGTACTTCCTAACGGTGGCAACATATCGGTCAAGTTTTCTGAAGGTGTTTCTAAAATCTTCGCTATTTGACCCAACCACTGTGTGTGACGGGGTCGATAAATATTTCGACCTCCTTTTTTATTCTCTGAGGACAACATAGTGCAACTTTTCGGATTCAATATAACAAGGGCAGATCAAGAAGAAAAAGAAGATCTGAAAACCTTTGTACCCCCCCAGACAGATGACGGTGCTATTGAGATAGCTCCTGGTGGTTCCTATGGTACTTTTGTAGACCTAGATGGAACTGCTAAGTCAGAAGCTGAACTGGTTTCCCGTTATCGTGAAATGTCCATGCAGCCGGAATGTGATTCAGCTGTAGAAGACGTTGTCAACGAAGCAATTGTAATGGCAGATGATAATCCAATTGAAATTGTATTAGATAATCTTAAGCAGCCTAACTCTATTAAGAACAAGATTCGTGAAGAGTTCGAAACTATTCTTGAGATGCTAGACTTTAGCAACAAGGGGTACGATATCTTTAGACGTTGGTATGTTGATGGTCGAATCTATCACCACATCATCATTAACGACAAAGATCCTCGAGAAGGTATCCGAGAGCTTAGGTACATCGATCCACGTAAGATTCGTAAAGTACGAGAAAAGGTAAAGTCTAAAGATCCTCGTACTGGCGCTACAATTTATAACAAAGAACAGAAAGAATACTACCTGTATAATCCAAAAGGGATTACTTCCTCTGCTACTCAAGGTATTAAGATTGCAGTAGATAGCATTAGCCATATTCACAGTGGCTTAATGGATTCTCGCAACAACATGATCCTTGGTCATCTACACAAGGCTGTAAAGCCTCTCAACCAGTTAAGAATGCTGGAAGATGCAACTGTAATCTATAGACTTGCAAGAGCACCAGAGCGTCGAATCTTTTATATAGATGTTGGTAACCTGCCAAAAATGAAGGCAGAACAGTATCTTCGAGACATGATGGTCAAACATAAGAATAAGCTGGTGTATGACGCTGCTACAGGCGAAGTACGAGATGATCGTAAGTTTATGACTATGTTAGAGGACTTCTGGTTACCGCGTAGAGACGGCGGTAGAGGCACTGAGATAACGACTTTGCCTGGTGGACAAAATCTTGGCGAAATGGATGATGTAGATTACTTCCGTCGAAAGCTGTATAAGTCTCTTAACGTACCGATTACTCGAATGGAAGCTGATAATCAGTTTAATCTTGGTAGAGCTTCTGAGATTACAAGAGACGAGATTAAGTTTAACAAGTTTGTAAAGCGTCTTCGAAATCGATTTACTCATCTATTTGATGGTCTCTTGGAGATTCAGCTTGTACTGAAAGGTGTTCTTTCTCGAGCAGATTGGGAACAAATGAGAAACACCATTCACTATGACTTTAAAGAAGACAATTACTTTTCTGAGTTAAAAGAATCAGAAATTATGACAGAGCGTCTTCGTCTTGCTGGCGAGATCGATCCATTGGTAGGCAAATACTATTCTATGAAGTGGGTTCGTGAAAACATTCTTCGTATGACTGAAGAAGACATAAAGAATGTTGATCAAGAAATTGATGCTGAACGTCAAGAAATGGACGATGAGGGTGGATTAGGTGGCCCAGTAGATTACAAAGCTGGACAACCAGATCAGACCCCGCAGCAAGATCAGCAAGAAAAGTTTACCCCTAAAGCTAAAATGAACGATGATGAAAAGAAACTTGTTGAAAGTATGACTAGATTTGTGGACTCAATGGCTGCAGAAAACATTGAAAATGTGCCATCGCAGGAATAATTTCAACATAACGTATCAGGTCCACTATGCCGTAGTAGTTTTATATCAATACAATTTGTTTTTATAAATACTATCAATCAAGGAGTTTATTATGCCAGAAGTAAAGGACGCAATTGATCAGCTTGCAGCTAAACAGTACGATCAATTTAGTTCTACTG